TGGCCGCACTTCTCGCAGATACCGCTCACCTCTGTTCCTTCCCGAGCCGTGTTTCATCGGCTGCGCCGATTTGGTCAAGGCGAGCGAGCAGGGCGTCGTGGAGCACGTCAAGTTCGTCGCGCCCGCAGTCGCAGTCCTCGTCGTAGTTCGCGGAGAATCCGCACCCGGCCATATGCGGTGCGAACGAGTAGTAGCGATCCAACGCCTCGCCCATGTCCAGCACGAGGGAAGCAAGCTCGGGCGCGAGAGCGATCAGGCGGGCGTCGGCCGGTTCCGGGTCCCCCAACACAGCACAATCCAACACCGGATAACTCGTCGGATTCTCTGCATTCTGTAGACCCATGAGCGGATGCCCGGAATCGGAATAGCCACCGGAGTTCCATGCCCACGGCCCCGGCGTGGCGGCTTCCAGGGTTTCGCGCAGCCCCATCAGTCGGCCCTCCGTGCGACGCTCTTGCGAATCTCCGAGGCGCGATCACCGAGCCAGTCGGAAGATGCGCGTCCCCCGTACCAGCCCATCGACACGTGCTCCCACATGAATCCGAGCAGCGTTCCGAGCAGGATGAACGGGACCGCGAGCAGCATCAGAATCACCGCGACGACTTTCCCCATCACTCCGTTCCTTTCTCACGGGCAGGCAGAGCGGCGCGCACGGGGGCGGTCCAATCGAACTGGCAGCGCCGACAGTGGTAGTGAAGGTGCTCCTTCTTCTCCTCGGGCCGCTTTCCGTAGTCGAGCACCGACATGTCGTCCCGACACGCCGCCTGCCGATTCGACGGCCGCCTCTCGTGCCAGCGAACGAGCACGTCGTCGGTGCCGCACTTCTCGCAGCGCGTCTCCCGCTCCATGTCCTGTACGTGCCGCTCGATAACCGACAGGGCGGCGAGGGCGTCATACAGCCCCCGCGTGCTCTCAGTGCCGAACGCGCATCTGTTCAGTTCATCCCGCACCTGCGCGAACTGCTGGTCAATATTAGTCAACATTTTCTCCAATCAGATTTTTCACATAATCAGGAAGGGTGTAAAACGTCTGGCCGGTTTCCCGATCCAGGATTTCCACATAATCCCCCATCATTTTATCTAGCGCCTCCGTGTACTCAGGAATACGCCCAACATCAATAAATTGCATGTAGACGACTTCATCTGAGCCGTCTGTGATTGTGAGTGTGGCTGGTTTATCCATGTCCGTATGGTAGCAGAAGATTGTGAGGGAAGCGTTAAGTGGCTTGTATGCTATACTTGCGGCATGATAACTTTCGTACCGTTTGAACATACAGGACAAGAGTTAAGAGAATTGGCGGACGAACTCTGGGATAGAGGCTTTAAGTATATCGCAGACGCCGTTCATGACGCAGCCAGAATACAGGAGAACCATGAAAAAATTGCAAGGGGGATCAATGAAGCTAACCAGACTAAAGAGCAAGCCCGGTAGTGCCGTTCAGAGATTTGGAGATTGGCGCAAAGGTGAGCCTCAGATAATTATAGACAATCAGACATGGCTTGAAGTGGGGAAGCCAGATAAGGTGGAATTTTCAATTCCAAAGAAAAATGTCAAACAAACCATATAAAAATTTAGATAATTCTGATGCTGTATTAAGGATGGCAACTCCTGTTGGCATGGAAGATGGAGTGAAGCAGGTCATAATTCGTCATTGCGGCTTTGAGTTTTATAACACGCGACCATATCATAATTATGAAACATGGTCAGATGGATATATAATAATGGGAAGAAAGGATGGCAAATCAGCATCTTATGATTGGTTTATTGAACAATATAATCTCCCTAATAAGGAAAGAGCGGAATTATTTGTTTCTGTTTCTGCCGAGGACTTAGATGAAGCAGCTATCAAATTTGCAAAAATTATTGGACAAGAAGAAAAAGTTTTAAATCATATAAATTCTTTGCTTAATAAAGGAACAAGCAGGGCTATGGCTTTGAGAAAGAAATTTAAAAATGATTGATAAAGACACATGGATAATATCTGATACCCATTTCGGACATCACAATATTATCCGATTTTGTAATCGACCCTTAAATCATGAAGATATCATTATTCGTAATTGGCAGACAACTGTCGGCCCAGAGGATACAATTCTTCATCTAGGGGATGTTGCTTTTGGGAAACCAAGAGATATTTATGGTTGGGCGGAAATCATAAAGGAACTTCCTGGGCGCAAGCTTCTCATTAAAGGAAATCATGACCACTCCCGCTCAATGAAAATATATAAAGGCATCTTTGAAGTTATTGATCCTTTCATACAAGATTTTTTTGATGTGAAATTTTACTTTTCACATTATCCCGATCATCCAATCAAGGATCAATGGGATATTAACGTGCATGGACACATTCATAACAATCCACTGATGGGAGAATTCTCTCCAATGGTGGATATCAATAAAATATATGAAAATGTGTCAATTGAGGTTACAAACTATGCCCCAATTCAACTATCTTCAATTTTGCGTAAGTGGGGCATCCCTTTTGAGTAAAAATTAACTAAAAAATCCATTTTTGAGTGAGTTGAGGCCCATTTTGGGCCTTTTTTGTGTGAAAATGGCGTTTTTGCGATAGTTGAGGCCAATAATAGCTGTTTTTAGACCATAATGTGTTAAACTCCTTTATATGGCATTTGAAATAAAAGTTTTGGACAAAATTCGTTGTCCTCGCTGTAATGCCAAAGCAGAACTCAGAATAGACCAAAGAAAACCAAACGGCAATTGGATTTTTGTCTATATAGTATGCCCAACTTGTAAATTGAACAGGTATAGCCACGTAACTACTCGCAAAGCTGTTCTTCTACAAGTTAGAATAAACAAATTGAAGAATAGCGGCAAAAAATCAAAGCTGCTTGATGATAGAATTGCCAAGTTGGAAGAAATGAAACGAGGGGCTGAGAGGAGCGTTTAATGAAAAGTTTTAAATTTATTGCGGCGTTATTGCTTGTGTGCGCCGCCATTCCATTTGTAGCCACAGGAGCATCAAGCGCAGATGAATTTAAGTTAACTCTTGTGTCTCAAAATTCTACTTCATACACATTTAGCTATCCCGCTCAGAGTGGCTATGGCTATTTGTATTTTACTCAAGCAACTCCCACAAGCGCTTGGGTGTTGGTTTCTAATACAAATGATGCAACAAAAACAACTATTAAATTTGCAAAAGGTTCTTATGATTATAAGGTCGCGGCCAAAATAGAAGGTCCTTCAGGAAGATATGTGGTGACACCGCCTCCACCTGTGGACACAACCAATCCAACTGTTTCAATGACTCAGCCATCAGATGGCTCAACAGTTAGTGGAACAATCAATGTATCTGCAAATGCGTCAGATAATGTTGGGGTATCAAAAGTAGAATTCTATAATGATGGAGTTCTATTTAACACCGATTCAACATCTCCATATTCAACTACATTTGACACAACAACAGTTGCAGATGGTTCGCATCAATTTAATGCAAAAGCTTATGATGCGGCAGGAAATGTTGGAACATCATCAAGTGTTTCGGTGTCAGTTGATAATGTGGTGACACCGCCTCCGCCACCAACTTGTGACGCAACAGCATCTCCCGGCCAAGGCACAGCAAATACTCTACTTAATTCATTGTCTTCAGGACAAGTTGGATGTTTGCGCGGAGGAACTTATACTGCAAGTTCATCCAATGTTCTTGATACTACTCATGCAAATGTGACTCTAATGTCATATCCTGGCGAGACAGCGGTTCTTAAGGGATTGGTAATTATTAGATCAGGAGCAAATGGTGTTAAGCTTGACAAATTATCATTCAATGGAACAGGAATCGCCAGCAATACAATTCAGATTTATGCAGATGATGTTGTTGTCTCTAATTCTGATATTACAAATGCTCAGAATGGTCGAAGTTGCATGTATCTAGGAGATACCTCAGTTGGTATTGCTGATCGTCCTCAGATTCTAAATAATAAATTCCATGAATGCGGACTTCTTGCTAACGGGAATCAAGATCATGCGATCTATGCTGCCCATGTAAGGGGCGGTCAAATTAGTGGCAACTGGTTCTGGAATATAGCTGCTTATACAATCCATCTATATCCAGATGCACAAGGGATGCTTGTTTCACACAACGTAATTGATGGAGGTCCTCCTTCTGTTCGTGGTGGAGTTATCTTTGCCGGTGAAGGAACTCCTTCAAGCAATAATATCGTAGAACAAAATGTTGTTGCTTATTCTACTAATTATAATTTTGAGTCATATTGGGGAGGTCCTGTTGGTTCTGGCAACATTGCGCGAAACAATTGTGTGTGGGCTGGTGGCAGCGGAAACTTCTCAGGTAGTGGATATACTCAAACAGGAAATGTGGTAGCCGATCCGATGTTTGTGGATCGAGCAAATAGAAACTATAATCTTCGACCTGAAAGCGCTTGTGTCGCAGTAGTTGGTAGTTAATGTCTGTTCTAGCCAAGAAGGGAGTTTTCACTCTCCCGACAACGACACAGTCTGTCCCGGTGACGGGTGTTGGATTTCAACCCAAAGCACTTATTTTGTGGACAACGGGACAGACTGTGTCGGGCTATACGAGCGGTGTCAAGCTCGGGTTCGGGATGGCTGCAAGTTCTTCACAACGAGTGACAACAGCAATTCGAGTTGATGACAATGTAAGTCCCATCGTCGCAGTTAGACGTGCAATGACTACTGCATGTCTGATTGTCTCGTTGACGAGTGGTGGCTCGTTGGAAATGTCTACTGATTTTACATCGTTTGACTCGGACGGCTTTACACTCGCACTGACCGTGGCTTCGGCGGGCACAGCGTACAAGGTTCACTATCTCGCCCTCGGCGGCAGTGACATTACGAACGTGTATGTAGGTAAAACTGCCATTGGAACATCAATCGGTCCCTGGTCTGTTTCCGGTGTGGGTTTTGCGCCTGATTTAGTTATCGGCAGTCATATCCTGAACAACATTGACGCGGGCGCGTTCTCTACCTCACAATTCAATCTCTCAGCCTTCACCGCTGATTCTCAGGGCGCGCTTTCGTTTCGAACTCAGGATGCTGCCAATCCGACAAATAGTGTCAACTATCAACGGAACGATAAAGCCATTGTTGGTGTTAGCTCATCCGCGAGCACAGTCGGTATCGAGGGTACTATAACCTCAATGGATATCGATGGATTTACGATCAATCTCACTACCGCGCCGACTGCGGTTGATTGGGGCTTCATGGCGATTAAAGGAGGACATTACGCTGTGCTGTCTGACACACAGAAGACATCGACAGGAACAAAATCCAAAACAGGTGCAGGATTCAAACCAAGTGCCTTACTTATGTGTGGTGTGAACGCCGCAACAAGTTCATCAATTAACAGCAATCAATCTAAGATTTCAATCGGAGGCGGCGATGGTTCAACCGAAGGTGCTTCTTGGGCATCATCTGTTGATAATGTTGCCACATCAGATACAAATGTTGCTCATGTCGAAGATAAGGTGTTGCGACACGCAACAGACCCGACAACAACTGATTCTGAAGCTGATTTAGCAAGCCTCGACAATGACGGATATACATTAGACTGGACAACTGCTGATGCCACAGACAGAGAATTTTTTGTTATTTTATTTGGCAATCCTGTTGAAGCAGCGCCAACAGATACATTTGTACAACCATTTAGACAGTATTAAATTATGCTATAATTAGTTATATGAAAATAGCAAATGTGATTATTGCAGACTCCTGGGGAGAAATAACTCCGGAGGCGTTAAACAAAGGTATTGGTGGTAGGGAAGGTGCGCTAATCTATTTATCAAGGGAATGGGCAAAACAAGGTCATGAAGTGACCTCTTTTGTGCCTATTGAAAGAGGACAAAGATTTGGGCAAGAAAATGAGTATGATTTCCCTTACTCGGGCTATCACGAATACATTCCTCTCAATCTTACCAAGCCGATGTTGGCTAATTTTGATTGGGACGTTGCGATTGCTTGGGAGTGTCCTTCTGTATTTGATGACCCAAGAGTGAGAGAGCGTATTGGTCTTAAGATTACAGAAATGCAAGTCGCTCATCTAAGTGGGAAGGAGCAAGCCGCCCTTGAGGAGTATTGTGATGTATTGGCCGTACTTTCTCAGTGGGCAGGAGACTTGCTTGTTCATTCAGGGGTTGAGTTCCCTAAGGATAAGATTAAGGTTTTTCCAAATGGAGTCGATATTTCACGATACCCAAAGGAATTCGTTGAACAAAAGTTCAATGCTCCAGTTTTGAATAATCCAAAGTTTGTTTATTCATCATCGCCGGATAGAGGTCTATGGCAACTACTTGAAGCTTGGCCCTATATTAGAGAAGAGTTCCCTGAGGCGGAACTCTCTGTATGTTATGGGGTAAAAAAGTGGACCGAACATTTGAAATGGGCGCACAATCGCTCAGGTGAAATGGCGATCCAGATTACCGAACTAATGAAGCAACCAGGAGTCACAGACCTTGGTAAGATAGGACAGGATAGACTAGCTGAATTACAAATGGAAGCAGATGCCTGGCTTTATCCGCTTGATTCTATTCAAAGCACAGAAACAGGTTGCATTACGGCAGTTGAAAATGCTGCCGCAGGCAATACAATTATTACAACCGATTGTGATTGTATGGAAGAGGAGTTTGGAAAAATAGGGACAATAGTCCCTCTTCCTTTTAATCCTAAAGAGTATGTTGAGGAAGCAATCAAGGTTCTGCGCGATGAAGATTTTATGAACTACCAGCGAGAAGTTGGTAGAGATTTTGCCGAGAAGCGGAATTGGGGGTTAATTAGCGAACAATGGCTACAGTTCTTCAAAGACCAAAACTAAGTGTACTTATGATTACATTGCTTGCAGGACACGCAAATGGCAAGCAGGTAAAGGAAATGGCAAAAGAACGCTACGTATCTTATTCTAGTGCTACGCAGACAGTGGCAGAAGCTAAGAAAAGATTACAGGCGCGTTCTCTTGCACATGCTATTGTCAGGGCACAAGGGTTAGGATTTCTGTCCCAACCGACTGGCGCTGACTTGTATGTGTTTCCTTTAATTTAATCTATACTTTACATCTTTTAAATATATTATTTTTTTCTTCTCCGAGACTAGCTTTCGGAGAATTTGGCGTTCCTCAAACGTTAGCTTTCTCTTAGTTAGTGGCATATGATTCTAACTCTAGAAACTTAATAAATTCGTCTACCCTATCCCATAGTTCATCAAAGCCCAGATCGTTTTCAATCTTATAGTCAATTAGATGTAATGGTGGGGGAGCCTCTGAAGCATGAGTATCTTTGTTGTTCGCCCATAAACGAACAATCTGAGCATTGTAACCGCCAAGCTGTTTGATTCTTGTTAGCTCGTTTTCAAAGCGGGCGTCTGTGAATACATAATTCTTGTTTGGATCAATTCCCTTCACAGCATAATCAATCCAAAAATCCTGACCAAAGATATCTCTATGTGCCTCTGTTCCATATCTCTGTAGAAATTCTCTTACAGAAATTGGCGTTGTTCTATTTAATATTTTTCCTGCTCTATTGCTAAGAACCACTCTTGCATCTGGGTCATTTTTCCAAACTTCCCAAAGAATTGGATCAATATTAAATAAAGCAGCAGCAGAATCTTTTAATTTTGCTGCAAATGAGAGTCTTTCAAAACCATATTCCTCGACAAGATAGTTACCTACAGTATCTTTGCCCGATCCTTTAAATCCGTTTAAACCTACTAACATTATTCCTCTCTACTGTTTTACAGGGGTTTGTAGTTTTTGGCCAAATACATGAGTTACATATGCCGTTCCTGTGTCCATATCAACTTCTAAGATAAAAGGAACCTCATATAGCCAATAATGCGCCTTATGCTGCTGCGGAGCATCATAATCCCATAGTTCTTCTAATTCATTTGAATCATTACTCAGATATTTCGTGACTATGCGGATTTCATTAGTCAAAATCTTCCCTTTCATCTACATATCTATAGTCATCAACTTCATCGATTTCATCCCAATCATCGGGGAGAATAGTATCATCCCAATCTCCATCTTCATCGTAAGGCCAATCTTCATTTTCTAATTCATCTTCATACTCTTCACTCATCATATTCACCTATTTATAGATAATAAAAGATATAACATATACGTCTATTGCTAACAAAACAGCCGTTAACCCTCCGATAATAGTTCCCGCAAATATCTTAATAATTCTTCCGATTGTTCTGCCCTCTCGATTGCCTTATCTCTTTCATCTAAAACCTTCATGTATTGTTCATGAAGCTCTTCCGGCCATTTAGGTCTTTCAGAAAAGCGCTTTTTTATTTCTTCTAATGCGTCAAATGGTTCATTATCGCACGACAAACAATATCCTTCATCCACATGACCATAATCTCTTATTATGGCGCTCATTGAGTCTTCAATTGTTTTTATTAATTCGTCTACGCTTTTATTGGCAATGGCGCACTCCATATATCAGCCTCTTCCTCCGTGTTGCCATAGTGTTTATTTTCATAAATGAAACCGCGACCAGTCGCTTTAATAAGTTGAATATTAAAATTGCCTGTCTTTGTCGAGAATGTGCCAATCCAAAATGCCTGTTTCCAGTTGGCCTCATTTCTTACATAGTCCGGGTTGAGCTTACACAAACAACCTGTTTCGAACCATTGTAGCTCACGGAAACCTGTTCTAGAGTGAGAATCTGCCCTATGAGTGTGACCCATCACCCCTGAGATAAGTGTTGCCTCAAGTCGGGCCTTTGCTGTATATCCAGACTGAGAGCGTATCACAGAACCGTGTTCCACAAGGAAATCATCTGTCAACCTAAATCCATTCATTGGCCAATGTCTAATCTCCAAATCATCCAAACCGAGTAACTTTGAAGGCTTGAGTGCGTTGAGGGATTTGAGTGCAGGAGCATTGAACGCTGGATAAGTAATGAGCCGTTCTTCGTGGTTTCCAATTGTTTCCTCGAATTGGGCGTTTGGAAGTGCATTTCTATATGCGGCTCTAACAGCGATACCCATGTCGATTTCAGACTGAAGAATATCGAGCCTCTCATTGGCCTTATTAAATCTTGATATGCCGAAGAAGTCATTTATGTCTCCATTCAGAATAAATATATCAGGATTAATTGATTTTGCAATTTCAATAGTGGCAGCTATCAAAACATCGTCATGATATGGAACGTGAATATCATTGACTCCCATTACCGTCACCCAATTCTTCTTTGGGAGTTCAATTACGGGGGCCATTCCTTCACCCCAAATCTCAGACTTCGGAATATCAAAGTCTGGATCATATCTATATGGGTCATACTTCAATGTGCTTGCAGAGCTTCCATTTGCAATTCTTGTTAGCTCGCTTTTGAATATTCTGCGAAGACCTTTTTCGTCAAGAAAATGATTTAGGGTGTTTCTATCGCATCGTTTTTTTAATAGATTACGGGAAACACCAAGCTGCTCTGCCGCCTCAGTGAGCGTCAAAGAGCCATTTTCCTGTAATTCTTCTGCATTTTTTGTCATTTTCCTCCAATGTTTGCAACTAACACAAGCTGTTATATATACACATTATCACTATTATTAACTCAGTGATTAGAAAAAAGCTTATCAACGGACACCGCATGACCTGTCCTCGGTGCAAAAAGGAACACGATCTTCTACAGTATACACGAATGATGACGATAGAAGAGTATGAATTGGAAACAGTACCAATCTACAAGTGTCCCTCATGTAAATTCATGTTTGCACCAGCCGGGGAAATGGATCATCAAATCTATGAAAAGTTATATCAGGAAATGCAAGGCACCCTGAAGAAAGTTCTTGAAAGAGTGAATAATTAAACATGACTGATAGCACTAATTTGGATTTGACCGACCAGGAAATGGATGACTACCTAGATGTAGTCTACTTCGCCATTTCCAAGGGGACAGCCAATGTATCGCCATCTGATAAGAAAAAGCTTCGACCTTTGTTAAGACATTATGCAAAGATGAAGCACCCCTTTACAGCCTGCGTTCGCGATAACAGAAAGCGTTTCGGGGCACACACCGAAGAGTATTGCGCTGTTCTAAAAGATCTAATCGTTGGAAATACCAAGTGGCGAGGCAAAGGGAAGAAGTATACCCCTAAGAACCTTTCAGAATCCTTTACAGATTTTAACGTTTTCTTAACAGATGTTCTTGAATTCGAAAACGAAGTACCTGAGGACTTCCTTGGGTATCTCGACCAACTTACCGATGAGGATATCGAATCCATAACGGGTGAGAGCATTATAGCAGAAAATGCGGAGTTTGCGGAAGGTGATGTGGTTTGGGATTACTCCAAGAGCATGGATCATATCAGACGAGAGGTGGAAGGTGCCCTCAATGAGGCCAATACAAATGATTATGTGAGCGGTGAAGATATTGTCGGAATGCAATATTGGGTTGAGGATATTCAGCCAGGACAGGCTTTGGTTTGTCATAATTACAACGAATATTATGTGGTTCCATTTAAGATGAATAAGAATGGTGTTGTTTTGTCAGACGAAGCAGACTGGACTCCTGTTGCCAAGGCATGGGTCGAACAGAATTATGCTGAGGAACCACAGATTCTCGCAGAAATGTTCTTTGGCGATGAGGACGCCGCCGAGGAAGATGATGGTGTTATTTGGAAGACAATTATGCGCGAAGGAACTTGGAAATATTCACCAGGTCCAGGTCAGCGTCCAGTTGCCAAGCCAATTACAGTTGTCAAGGACGGAACATCCGATGCACGAAAGTTCACTATCTCTCTAGAAGAGTTGAAGAAGAACTTTGAGGCGGGCGCAAAGGATCATGTGACAATTCCTACATCACACGATGATAAAGTTTATGAAAATACAGGCTTCATTGATCGACTAAAGATTGATGTTGATTCTAAGGGCAGAGCAGTTCTGAAAGCTGCCCATAGATTTACTGATAAAAAGATCAAACAGAAAGTGTTGGACGGTTCCATTGCGAACGTATCCGCTGGAATTCTGTTTGATTATATCAAGAAAGATACAGGAACAAAATTTAATGCAATTTTAGGACATTCTGCGCTAACAAATAGTCCATGGCTAAATGACATGGAGGGTTGGGAAACCTTGGCAGCAGGAGAAAACCTAGAAGTTATTTCGTTCTCAGAAGAGGATGAAATGGGTAACACGTCTAACTCAGATGCTACTGCACAAAACAAAGGAGGTGTAATCGTGTCAACCCAAGAAGTAGAAACACCAAAGAACACATTTTTTGAAGACCTTGGTCTTTCAGAGGATGAGGTTAAGTCACGCCTCGAACGTTTAGAAGCAGTAGAGGCGGAGGTTAGAAAGAATCGCATTGACGCGAAGCTCGCCGCATGGAAGGAAGAGGGCAAGTCACCAGCCGTTCTTACGGTTGCTGAGGAAGCTTTGCTTGCAGACAGCGGCGCGGTTGCTATTAATCTTTCTGAGAACGGTAAGAATACAGAGCTTACTCTATCAGAGGTAGTTGAGCGACTAGTTGCTGCTTCCCCAACAATTAAGCTTGATGAGGAAATAGTAGATGAAGAGAGTCTAGCCGGTGAAAAGCCAGCAGATGATGCTTCAGGAGAGAACGTTGAATTCTCGGAGTCCGAGAAGACAGAAATTGGCGTTCTTATGTTCGACCATGGCAAGAGCGAAGCTGAAGCGATTGAAATCGTTAAGTCAGCTAGAGATAGCGCCTAATAAGGAGGTGAATTTTAGATGCCTTTCAACTATGAACAAACAGGACAGTGGCTAGATGTTGAGGTACTCAAGTTCCCTGCTGGATTGGACGCAATCAAGTCTGTTGTTATTGATGCTACTAACGTAGCTGTAACAGCGGGTCAGAGAAACGTTCTGCCAGCTGGAACAATTTTGAAGTTCAGCACAACTAACCCTGATAAGTATGTTGCATATAATGGATCAGGAACAATTAAGGGAATCCTTAGACGCCCTGTTGACATTGTTGCCCGAGTAACCGAGGGCGACGCACCAGCAGCCATGTACTTCTTTGGATGCGTGTTCGCAACATCAGCAATTGTCGGTTTCACACAATATGCCTCAGCACTCGTTGCTGATCTAGGCAATTACAACAAGTTCGAATAAGAGGAGGTGAAATAAATGTCCGGATTTACAACATTTGACGTTTGGGATCAATCCCTACTTACAAACATCATTCGTAGACCGCCAGAAGGTCGCGCCGTAGGTGCAGCGGAGGACACTACTCCTCTTCTTGGTGCGCAGATTGCGCCTTTGAAGACTCACCCTGGTAGAAACGCAAAGCTTCGCGTAGCGGAGATTCTACCTTTCGGTAAGGGTCAGTTCAGAGCGCCTGATGCGACACCACCACTCTTCCGTCCTAATGTAGCGTTCAGAGAGGAACTAATCTCTCTAGCACTCATTGACGAAATGGAATTAATTCCAGAAGAGGACTGGCTAGCTCTTAACTCAGCAGATGAGAACATCAGACGCTCAGTTGGTGTTGGACTTGTTGATAAGGGTAGAATTCTACAGCTTAGAAATGAGCGAGCTACAGAATGGCTTAGATGGGAAGCTTTCAAGGGTGAGGTAACAATCCCTTATGACGGCGGAACATCAAACTTGTACATTAATTATGGTTTGCCTGCGGCTAACAAGCCAACAGCATCAGTCCTATGGTCATCAACTTCAACAGCCGATCCTGTTACAGACGTGCAGGCTTGGTCAGAGGTTATCGCTGAGGCAACTGGATTCTACGGAACCAAGCTTCACATGAACCTTAAGACTTATAACTACCTAATTAATAACGAGAAGATCAGAAATGCCGTAAACTTCTACTCTAACGGTGCCAACAGCATCCTTAGACCTAGAAGACAGGATATTCTTGAACTCTTCCAGTCTGTATACACAGGCTTCGAAATCGTTCTCTATGACAACGGTTATCGTGACGTTGGAGAGACAGGAATTGGTACTACGTCTTTGACTAAGTACCTCCCAGACGGCTATGTTCTAATGACAACTGAGTACAACCTTGACGGAACTCCAATTGCGGATACTCTCGACGGGCAGGTAACAGTTTCATCTGGTTACAACTCTGTTGATATTAGACAGGGCTTCCAGGCAGAGGTAATGCTTAACCACGTTGCGAAGACACACTTGCTACGTGCTGCATCAGCAAGAATTCCTCGACTACTCATTCCAGAAGCGTTCGTATGGGCGCGAGTGGCATAATTAGTAGCTTAATTTAAATCACATAGGAGGCAAAGCCACATGGCAACAACAGCAAAGGCAGAAAAAATTATTTTCGCAGAAGAAACAGCAACAATCCATTATCTTGACGGTGATGTGGTTGAGAATGCAGACGGTTCATTGCACGAGCCTGTTTCAGGGCGTGTAATGCTCCCTGGGGAAACAATTGGTCTTGCTGAAGTGCCTAGCTATCTTAGAAAGCTTGTGGAGGAGGGAAAGGCTCCTGGTCTTTCTCTCCTCACTCCTACACAGGCTAAGAGGCTAGTGAAGCAAGCAGAGAAATCAAAGGCGAGCATTAGAGATTTAGTAGCTGACGACGACGAAGAAGAATAAAAGGAATCCCGATGGGAGCTATTACAGACATAGTTCGTCAGAACGTGCCTGCTTCTTATCGGGCGTTAGTCGGCAATACAAGCTACGATTTCTCATCAACAGACCTTCAAAACATTGCTGAAGGTGTAGAGTTTCGTCTTTATGCGACAGTCGCGGGAGTAACTCAAGAAGATACAGTATTTACTCGAAATCAGATTGAGTTACTCGGCGTGATTACAACAATGCAATTTATTCCAGCCGCAATTGATTATTGGGGCGATCAACTTGCATCCCAAAATACAAGCGGCACAAATGAAGATGTATCCTATTTTGACCGTAGACCTGATTTGTGGAAGGTTTGGGAAAGATTGGCTGCAAGAGCGGCTGATTTAGCTGAAGAGGAGCAAATCAATCTTGTTAAACTCAAGGCTGTTCTGCCTCGCGTTTCCTATGGAGACAATGGCAGAGGAATTCTGGTCACGCCTGATCCAGAGTTATTTCCACTACCATGGGATACAAGACGATTGTCTGAGCTAATCCCTTGGACTGAGGTTACAACACCATAATGCAATATACAGGTCGTTTATCAATGGAGCTAGTCCAACGCGAAGCCTTAATGGTGCTTTTTGATGGTCTAAACAACATGATTTCCTCAATGAACGCTACTTGGGCGGCAGAGGATGATGCTCTCTTAACCCACCTTGGAAGGGGTAATGCAGCGTGGACAGTAGAGCAGATTGCAAACGAAAATTTCTACCCTGGTACTATCCCATCATTAATCAACGCCCCGATAGAAAAATATCCCAACGTCTGTGTGGTTTGTTACACGGGGGACCCAAAACTTTCATCAGACGATACAGGTGAAAATTATACGCATGTCTTGGCGGTGGAGATTATGGTGAAATCAGGATTGTTTGATCAGCAAGCATCATTATCTGATGGAATTTTCTATGAACAAGAAGTAAATTCAAGAATCCACAAGACCCTTGATGCAGCACATTTGACTCTATTGGCCAATAGACGCCTAAATAATAGCATCCCTGAAATACCAGCACCAAGAGTAACTGTTGGCGATTTGTTCGTAAGGAGAGAACAAGGAGGGCAAGGAGACAGATGGTATTGGCAAGGTGGAAGTCTTATTTATAGCCTAGATAAATACGTCGATTTGTATTAAACCACAGGTTTCTTTGTTTACATAAGATATATCATACAATTAATGAAAGGAGGTAAAAATGGCTGACTTTTTCAGAACTGCAATTAACGATAATACCTTTATTCGTAGCCCTGCTCGTCTAATGTGGGCCGGGACTACAATTGCGTTTCCAACATCAATTGGAGACATTATTAATTTGTCAACCTATGACGCTCAGACAGGTTGGAATGATCTAGGTGCGACAAAGACAGGTATTACCGTTACACACAATAACACTGAGGAAGAGTTCGACGTAGACCAGATTCTTGGAATTATTGACGTTCGCCCTGTTTCTTATGAACAGGCTGTTACAACAGCGCTTGCCGAGGCTTCTCTTCAGAGAATGCAGGTAGCTTGGCAAGGTGGAGAAATCACAAATTCAGGATCAGAGGAACAGATGGGTGTTGGCGAACCAACAGTTTACCTCAAGCGAAGACTTGCCGTATTGTTCCCTAAGGCTGACGGAAAGATCAGAGCGCACGTATTCCGACTTGTAACAAAGTCTGCGCAGGAGTCCGCTCTTGCGTACAACAAGACTGGTGAGCAGGTACAGATTCCAGTTAGATTCCGAGCGCTTGCTGATACATCTGTAGTTGATGTTTATACACGAACTCAGGTTATCTTCAATCAGGTATAATATAATTAACAATTTAGTGATATACGCAAAGCGATATCGCCCGAAAGATTTAGCAAAAGCAATCCCTAGGGAAGGACTTAAATGGCCGACCTTAGGGTTGGCCATTTACTATTAAGGAGGATTATGTTTAAAAGAGTTTATCAGGGTCCATTAGGAGCGCTCATTCCTGAGGAAAAGCCCTATGTCGATAAGTATCCCCTTACGGCCGAGACTTTGCCATCTACGGCGCAGCCTTGCGTATTGGGAATTCCATGGTATTCAGCGTTTGATACTCCTGTGAAGGACAATCTGCGCTATTGGATTGGACGAAATAAGAATCTAGGCTATGTCAGAGGAGGCCACGCAATTTGTGTTCAGCCTGGGGATGCATCAGCCTTAGACATGTGGTTATGGTGGAAGTTCTACGATCAGGGTACAGAAGGTGCCTGTGTGGGTTTCAGCCTCTCTCGTGCCCTCTCATTGATGAATAGAAGCCGTTATGACGCACGCTGGCTATACAAGGAGGCGCAGAAGGTCGATGAATATCCTGAGACACCGCCTGAGGAAGGAACTTCTGTAAATGCTGGTTGTTCCATTCTAAAGAACGTCGGCGCAAAGCGACTTAAAGATGGAGTATTCCTTGCGCCAAATATCAACAGCGGAATCAAGGCATATAGATGGGCTAAAAGTGTTGATGATATTCATGCAGTCTTGAAGCATCCAACAGCCGATAAGCTTGGTGCTGTTCCGTTACTTAATTCTTGGGGCACAGCTTACCCAAGAAAGGTATGGCTCCCCGACGCAACCCTAGACAGAATTGTATTTCAGGAGGGCGGCGAGTGTGCCGTCTTAACAGATAGATAATGCCAGGCGATATTGATGTCTATGTAGAACAGCGCGGAGATGAAAACATCTTCGATCTTCTCGGGCAAATGCCCGATAAGGCTGTACGCATTTTAAGAGCTACTATTGAGGATATCGCAGATCGAATTGAAAGCCAGGCGCGAATTAATGCTCCTGAGGGTGAATCGGGAGCGCTTAAGGAACATCCAGTTGAAAGAAGAGACTTTAAGCGTAGGGTACAGGGGCCAGGAGGATTGGTTGTTAAATCAGAAATCTCGGTTCCTGATAGACCTAAATACGCCAAATGGGTTCATGATGGAACAGGTATCTATGGACCTAGAGGAACGCCAATCGTTCCAAGGAAGGCACGTTTCATGAGATTTCAAATTGATGGAAAATGGTTTGCGAAATCTAGCGTTCTCGGTCAGCATCCTCAGCCATATTTGAAAGAGGCAGTTGAGGAAGTTGAAAGATCATATGTGCCGGTGAAACTAGCTGAGCTAAGAGCCAGACTAGAACTACTTACTTAAAAAGGAGATAATTATGGCAGGCAAGGCAGCAACAGCAGAAGTAAAGGATGAAACAACAGAGGTTCTAGAAACACTAGCCCCTGAAGAAGTGTACTACAAGCTAGGAGAGGGAGACACAGAAATTACCCTCGTCCAGAAGCCGCTTTCTTTCTTTGGAAAGATTGAGTTCTTTTCAGTTGTAGGAAAGGCAGTTCAGAAGATTCTTATTGACGGTGGTTCTCTATCAGAACTTCTAGAGACTCCTGATTTCGATCCATCTGTCCCCCTCTCATCTAATGTGACAGACGCCGATGTGTTCGTTAAAGCTCTCTCAAAGATTATTGAGAGCGCTCCTGAGCTTCTAAAGGACCTATATTTAGTTATCCTTGCTGTACCGAAGGGCCAGAGGGATTACTATGCTCTTAGACTTGAGGAGCTAACAGATGATCAGGGTATGCAGATTCTTGATACTTTTGTTGATCAGAATTGGGAAGTGATGGTTGGTTTTTTCACCGAAAAGATGCTCCCTCTATTCAACAAGATCAGCAAGAAGGTCCAAGGCTAGGGCCGTTCGAGGCGCTAGAACTATATTCGTCGGAGCATCCGGAATCTGTAGAAGAGCTTCAAAACTGGTATTGGAAAAAGTTCGAAATACTGTTCGAAGCCTTTATGAAAAGAAAAGCCGTGGATGAGGCTAGAGCGGTAAAAAATGCAATGGTTTCCGGACTCTGGTCTAATTCAAATTACGACGATGAGAAAGGAACACGTAAAAAAGCGTTAGAAGATATAGAAAATAACTACCAAGAAACTATAAATATAATATATAATGGTGAAGAGTCATATGAGGTAGACATGAACCAGGACTTCTGGGCAAATGTTCCCAAAGACTAGTAACACCTATCCCTTACCGCACGACCTAGAAAATTTAAATTAAACAAAAGGTGTTACATGGCTGACCGCAACGAAGTCTTTAGAATTATATTGGAAGGTCGAGATAGGCTATCAAAGGAGCTTGATGGCGTTCGTCGTTCTGCGGACAAACTTGATGAATCCCTAAAGCGCCTTAAGAGAAATAAGCCTGATGATTTTCCTCTCTTCGGTGGCGGTAAAGCTACTCGCGGCCCTGGTGGTCAATTTATTCGCAAAGAAGATGTGACTCTTGTTGATCGAATGAGAACAAGCGTTGATCGACTCAATCAATCAATTGCAATTCTCAAAAAAAATAAGCCTCAGGAATTTCCTCTCTTTGGCGGTGGCCGCGCGGTAAGAGGAGACGATGGTCGCTTTATTCGTGTTCAAGATGTTACTCTCCTTGAAAAAGCCAAGAATCGTCTTGATGCAATTGATAAGGCGCTTGTTCGCATTAGAACTCGTGTAAGACGAGGACCATTAACTGAAGACGAATTGCCTGGCGCAGGGGCTACGCGCCTTATTAGAACAGCAACAGGACAATTCGCTCGCGCTGAAGACCTTTCACTTGTTAGAAGATTACAGCGCGAGTTTGCTGTACTTGGACGCGGAATCAGACAAATTCAAACTGACACTAGACAAGGCTTGATCCTTGGAACAGAGAGAACAGTTGCTAACCTCAAAAAGGTTAGAACGTTTGTTGATGACATTAAAAATAGAGTTAAGGAAGCTCTACTTGGAAGCGGAAAAACACGAACCGGCGTTGATCAAACAACAGGAAGATTTATTTCTATTGCTGATGTTACAGCCTTTGGAAAATTTGTGCAGACTGTCGAAAATGGCGCACAGAAAATGGTTGCGGCCAATAAGAAGGTTGCTCAAAGTCAAAGAGAAATTAGAACAGAATTACTTAACGGCCTTAAGGTTGGATTTGATACAGCAAAAAGAACACAAGAGATTATTGATGAAAAAGTTGCTCAGTCCCGCCAAGACGTTGCAGAAAGAAGGGCTGCTCTTCAAGAGCAACAGGAGGTTGAAAAGATTGCTCTTTCAAAGAAAGAGGATATTGAACGTGAAGCCTTAGTTAGAAAGCTTGAGAGACAGAGAGAATCTGACGCTGTTGAAATTGAAAATCTTCGCGCACATATGAGAACTCTCGGAAAAACTGAAGAAGATGAAGAAGAGAGACTTGCAGCCAAAGCTGAAATCCGTCGAATTAACAGAGAGCGAAGAATTAGAGAAAGAACTGAAGGAGCCGCACTTGCTTTAAGTTTCCAGACTACAAGAGCTAATCAAAGAATTCAATTCGCAAAACAGCGAAGAGAAATTACTGCTCCTGATATTGGATCAATTGAAAAAACCGCTCTTGAAGAAAGAACAAAGGCCATTAATGAAGCAGAAACCGCTCTAGGGAGAATGGGACGTAGGGCCGGTCTTGCCTTTGGTGATGTTGTGCGAGGAGCTAAGTCTGCCAGAAGCGGGCTTAGAGACATGGACAGAGATATTC